CAGCGTCTACCGGCACAATAACAATAAACGGGAGAACAAACGTAATAGGACCAAACGCAACAGGCATAACAATCGGTGGCCTAACACTAGACACTACTGTTGGCAGCAGCACTGGATTCATAGACATTGGAACGAATTCGATTATTGGCGGTCATAAGATAATAAATATTGGTACAAACGGATCTTTCGGTAGCAGCCAAATAACAATCGGAAACAATCTAGGTGGGCTTGTCCTTAAAGGATCTTCAACAAGCGGAGTAATACTTGATTCCGGCCCACTAAGAGCAATAGGTCAGTCAATACTAACAAGCTCTGATGTTAGAGCGACTGGTGCGGCTATTGGTTGGTCAAGCGTTCAGTCAACTGGACACATGCTAGCTGCAAGCGGCTACCGAATAACATCAAACGCAATAAACGCGCAAACCGCAACCGGATACACTCTTCAGGCTTCGGATAACGGCAGAATAATAACATTTGATAGCGCCGCCACACACACGCTAAGAATACCAACTAGTCTAGATATTGGATTTAATGCCACAATAATTCAACTTGGAACTGGACAAGTTACCTGTACTGGTTTAGCTGGAGCAACAGTCAACTGCTACGCATCTGGAAACAAAATACTAGGACAGCACGGATCTGCAAGCGTACTATGCTATGCTAGCAATGTCTATAATTTAGCAGGAACACTCGGAATATGATTGTAATACCAAGCGCAAAGCCACGGTTAACATATAATCCAAGAGCAGAAATAGCAGAGTTTGGCACAAAGAGATCATCTGGTACATTTGGAGGAATTGGTTCATTTCAAGTAGGCTCTTATACTGGATGGTTTAAGGTTAATTGGTGGGATGGAACATCCACTCTTTATAATCCTGGCATTGGTGCCTCAAGCGCATCAAAGGCTATTTCTGCGCCATATAATACAACAGCTGAAAAAAGATTTTCAATTATACCAACAGACTCATCTGGTGTTCAGATTGGTCAATTAAGCAGTATTGCTTTTGGCAACAGCGGTGTTTCTCCAATAAGTTATGTTGATGTTCTTGGTTTATCTAAACTTGAGACTTTTGCTTGTGATGCAGGAGCTAATTTAACGTCGTACCTCCACAATGGAAGAATAAAATATTTAACTCTTAGTAATATGTCACTTACATCTATTTCAATTCCACCTGGAAGCTTAACTCAGAGGATTATAATAGCTGCCAGTACAACCTTTACTACTTTAAACGGCCTAGATAATGTAAAAAACACATTACAAGAATTTGAATTGTCAACCTGTACATCGTTTACATCTGCTATAGATGTTTCCAACTTCTTAGCGTTATACCACATTGATACTAAGGGCAGTGCAATAACTTCGATTAGAGCGCAAAACTGCGTGCTAAATAGCCAATACTATTCTACTTATAATTATTTTAGTGGAGGTGCCGAATTTGATGGCTCAAATTTAGATAGAACGGCAATAGTTCAATTTTTTAATGATCTTGCAAACGGCAATGGCTATCTTGATGTTACTGGTTCGATAGGCGCAGCATCTTTAACCGCATCTGACATTTTGATTGCAACTAATAAGGGGTACACAGTACTTAACATTCCAAGCTAATGTCTTATTTTATAACACCCAACTATAGCGTCGCATTTATACCAAAATCTGGTTGTTCAACGATTTCGCGTGCTGTAATTAAGGCTTTTCAAACAGAGGAAGAGTTGCTTATAACAACTGCTTCGTATCCTGTTGGTAAAAATGCAGACAACTCAATGTGGCACGGCTTTGTGAAAAGAGAAGAATATCCATCAAAACCAATACTTGCAATGATAAGAAATCCGCTAGAAAGATTTCGATCGGCAATGGCGCAATTCCACACTGTTGATGTTAACGCGGTAATTGATTCATTAATTAATGGATCAAAATTTGTATCTGGAACAGTGAAAGCTAGAGAAATAAATGCAAGCACTAATGCACATTTTAAACCTCAAATACTATGGGTTGATGCAAACACTAAATTATATAAATTCCCAGATCATATAAATGAGGCGGCTGTTGAAATAGGTTTTACCTTACCACTTCCCCAAATTAACACGGCTACTTTTACAAAGCCAACACTTGACGAGCAGCAAACGGCAATACTAGAGTCTTACTACGCAGAGGATATAGTCCTTTTTAATTCTATCACATCGCCTAGCATAATTAGTGGGGTGATTTCTGCAAATCCACCAAACTTAACTCCACCAAGCAGTGAAGAGTAATTGTGTATATTAAACTATGAAAGCAAATAGCCACAAAGTAAAGAGGGCGCTTCGTGCCTTGCAGATAGCAATGGGTATGGAAGTGACTTCATACAAAGGAATTAATGTTGGCGACAGAGTTAAGGACATTAATCAACAATGCATGCACTTTGGAAGTATTGGTGTAGTCACAGAGATTGAGCCTCTTCCAAACAATAGTGGTTATCTTATTCATTATACGGTTGAGAACGATGGGCCTTCGTATCGCCCAGGTACAGTACTAACAAAAACAGAAGATCAATTGGAGAAAATATCATGAGCGAAGAAGAAAACGAATACTCTTACACGCCACCACAGCAGCCACAAGTGGCTAGCATTTCCGAGGGCGACATAGTTAGCTGCGGAAACAAGGACTCAGTTAACTTCGGCGTTTGGGGCGAGGTTTTAGAAATTAACTCTGGGATTGCAACAATTAAAATAATGAATCCTGAGTTTCCACGCAATACGGGCTGGAATATAACCGAGAGTGTTGAGGGTCTGGAGAAGTTATGACCGAATCTGAACTTGACGTAATTTTTGCAGCTGAGCAAACGCAAGCCGTTGAGTATCAGGGCAAGAAAGTTACCCTTAACCAACCAAGGCGAATAGGCAAGGGTGATCCGGGTTACGGCAAGAAGAAGTTTTATGTTTATGTAAAGAATGATCGCGGCAATGTTGTTCGCGTGATGTTTGGTGATCCTAATATGGAAATACGGCGTGACGATCCACAACGACGAAAAAACTACAGATCTCGTCACGGATGCAGTAATCCAGGACCAAAGTGGAAAGCAAACTACTGGTCATGCAGGATGTGGGAAGCTAAGAAGTCTGTAACTCAGTACACAAGCAGCGATATTTTTAATACATTTATAAAAGCTATAAAAGATGATCGCGTTATCGATGTCGTGAATAGGTGCGAGAAGAGCGAGTTGCGTCGATACGTTCCACAGGTGTATGAGGATTATGTAGATTGTCTTGGTGGTGTTGAAAACGTTAATGAAGAGATACATCTAACATCATTTGAAATGCAAGAGATAGTTTGTATTTGGCTATTGTATCTAAAATCTCACGAACCAAATCCAGAAAATTACGGTTGGAGAATCAAGGATTATCGTGAAAAACTTTGCGAGTTAACAAACAGGCCAACAAGCAGGCCGTGGATGACAAAACAAAAGATAATTAAGTGGGCAAGAGATTTTCTTAAATTTGTGCCAACACCATCAACTGAAGAAGCTTCAGAATCAACAGAAATAATTAATTAGGCGCTATTACCAGAGTTGTTGTTGCCCTGGTTTTGTTGCAGCCAAATACCTAGAGCAATTATTGTTGCCGCGACTGTACCAACTGCAATACCCGCTGGTAAACCCAAGCCCGTTAAATCTAGAACAAATGATCCAGCGGCTAAAGCTACGCCAAGAGCAATTATGGCTGCTACGGTTAGACCTAGACCGGCCAACCAATTAGCAAGTTCTTCGTTGCCACCGGTTTGACCCAACACATACATTCTAATTGCAGCATTTTGAGCGCCTCGTGCAAGATACATTGTTGCTATTGCAATAAGACCTTCAGGGGTTTTGTCTCTTAATCTGTCTAAAACTTCATCTCCTGTAAGACCTAAATTGCGGCCAAGACTGTTGATTATTCCTTGTACCTCTGGAAGAGCCAAAAATTCTCTTTTACATTCATCATCTAAGGTATCAAGCAGTTTTTTTAACATAGAGAATACTTCAACTGCCTCATCAATATTATCATTTCTTGGTATTTCCCCAATACTTTTTGTTAATATCTCTAAAGCTTTTTCCGCACATGATTTTTCTCTAGGTGTTGGCTCTTCAGGTTTTTTTCTAGCCAATTTTGCTAATTTACCTAACAGGGGAATTAAAAGCAAGCCAAGTGTTGGGAATAATAATGTAACCCATGAGTAATCTGTTGGTTCTTCTTGTCTTATTGAGTCATCAGATTCTAGAGGCCCAACTCCCTCAAATGTGTTTGGCGCTATAACTGTATCGTCTTTACGTGCGGCGATCTTGGCAATGTAGTTGAATAGGCGAATGTCGTTCTGTCTCATGTGGCTGGTATAATTTGTCTAGCTATTTTTTCTATTATATCTTTTATCCTTTGTAGCGCAGCGGGATTTAATGTTGCTCCAGCTGCAGTTGCTGCAGAGGCAGCAGCACTCGCGGCAGTTGACGCCAACCATGCACCAAGAGCGGCAAGACTTCCACCAGCAAGTAAAAATGCACTCAGTGCAACAAGAGCCGCAGCTAGCGCCGACACTAGAACTGTAGTTCCGACACCATAGGTATCACTAAAACCTGACACAATAAGTGTAGCGGCATCAACAGCTAAAGATGTGGTCATGGCAGAGCCAACAGCAATTACAAAAGCGTAAGCGAAAGCTTCTAGATCGCCATCGTTAAAATATTTATCAATAGCAAATCTAAGTTTGTCAAGTAAATCTTGTGGTATGTTGCTACCAAGTCTATCTGTTACATATTTTTTTAATGCATCTTTTATAAGACCAGGAAAAGATTTGATGCAGTTTCGTAATTTTCCACGAAGGTCCTTAAGATCCTCATCACTCATTGGTTCGCCATTAGGTCTATATCCATCTACTAGTTGATTTAATTTACGCATACCATCACCATCATTTGCACTAAAAGAAGTCCAAACCTCTCTTAGTTTTCTAAGAAGCTCTGGTAGTCCAAGATTTAATGCGCGCTGAGGATCTTCACCAAGACCAAAATTAAAAATACTCCTCACTACTTCTTTAATTATGTCTTTAATTTTGTCCTTTAGATGTCTATTTATTAATTTTGAACATTCTTTAAATTTTTCTATATTTTGACTTCTAGCCCAAAGCGCTGCAGCAGCTGCAGCAAGACCAAGTGCGCCAGCTAGCCAATATAAAAAACTATAAGGATTAGATTCACTCACAGGCGCATCTTCTTCCATTGGTTCAGGGGTATATAAAACTGTTGGAATTGGCGCTTTAACTGCAAATGTATAATTATTAGCTATAGAATTCAGTGATTTAATGAAGCGTTGGTTGTTCACAATAAATAATACACAATCAGATTTGAAGCAAGAAGAACTTCTTTTTATGGTGAGCCATTTTTGCGTACTTTAACACATCTATTACAGTGTCTATTTCTTCTATAGAAGATAGAAGAACGGATGATCCATCTGATTTTAATTCAATACCATGTTCTCTTTCAATTATTTCAATTCCACGAACACGATGAGAGGCTTTGATTTCACCAAAATTATTAGGACTCATGGGATTCTTTATTGCAGTTGATCTCAACACCATCTACCTTTGTAAAGGTTTTAGCGTAATCAATAGCCCTGTTCCACAAGTCAATATCCATTTCTTTCGTGTACTCAGCAAACTTCAGACCAAATACAATCATAGCCTTAGCAAGTCTCGGGTCCATATCGTTCATATCTATTTCGTCCATAAATCCTCCTAAAAAGCCCACCAGAACAGTTACGGACTGATGGGCGAACTACGCGTGTAACTCAGACGAGCCTAAGATGCCCGAATAGCGTAATCACCTATATATACACTTAATCATAATACGAGTATGAAAACTCCCCAAATTCAATTTCATCAAGCTTGAAATTAATCATGCGCTGTATTTGCAAGACTTTTTCAAGAGCTGTGACACCAAGGATATCAAATTTAACACCACCTAAATATTCAATATCAGCTCCTTCAACATCAATTACCATAGAGTCTAGCTTTTCTGAATATACCATTGGAAATAGATTGCTTAGTGGTTGATCGGCAATAATTATTCCTGCAGCGTGTACACTTTCATTTCTTGGAACTTCCTCAATACGAAGTGCGTAGTCAAATGCTTCTTTGAACTGCTCGTAATATTCAGCAACAGATTTGATATTATCAATATTCCAACGAATAATGCCGTATGATGGATCTTCCTTTTGCATTTCAACAAGATCATCAGTAATCTTTGCCTCTTCAGCAAACTTTTTAGTGATCTGATTTGAAACATCAAAATAGTCTTGCGTTGGCTTCAAAAGCTTAAATACTTCTTTTATTGCGCCGCGACCCTTAAACCTTGAGTGAGTAATAATATGACCAACGCAATCGTTTCCGTATTTTTCCCTAATATATCCAATAAGTGACTCTCTAAAAGACGGGGGTACATCCATGTCAATATCTGGTAATGATACGTTTTCTTTAGTGTTTCTACCTTCATTGTAAAATCTTTCAAATGGCAATTCTCTTCCTAGATTGTACCCAAGTGTTGGATCTGGGCGCATTGGATCAACTGAGGATATGCCTATTAAATAGGAGATCATGCATCCCGAAGAAGAGCCTCTGATGTCAGCCGGAACCCCCTTTGATCGCAGACTATTTATAATGTCATGCACAATGAGGAAGTAAGCCGACATGCCCGCTTGTTTAAACACCTCTAACTCATGCTGAATTCTTTTGATATAAGCGTCTTTTAGTGCGGGGTCTTGCTTAAATTCATCAAGAAGACCAGTTGACTTAAACCCTGTACGACAAAGCTGGCGCAAATACTCGTGTGAATCGGTAATTTTATGATCGCCAACCTTAAAACTAGGAAGGATTGGGCGTTCCTGGATAGTATACTCTTCAACTAGATCAAGCAGCTTGAGGGTCTTTTCCCCATTCTTAAGCTCTTTAGACAGGTATCCGCGCGCCCATCGCTTGTCAAATATCCTGGAGTCGCTGATAGCGTCACAGCACGAGCCGCCATCATCCTTGGCTTTAGTCAATAGTTCGTGAAGCTCAAGATCTTCTTTATTTAGATAGTGAATATTATGTGCTGGCATTGAATCAGGAAATTCTTCGCTGATTTTTTTACCTAATACAAGATGTGCTGGTAGAAAGCTTACATCATATGTAAGAAAAACATGCTCATATTTCTTACGGTAGTTTGCTAGAACTTTTTCAACGCGAATCTTCCAGTCTTTATACAGTAGCTTTTCGCAATCTTCTACAGAGTCGCTTGCATATGCCATTTCATAATTTACAAAAGCGCTCGAGTATATTTCGCTGCGCAGATCGCCAATAAGGCAAATCAATCCCGCCTTATACGGATAAAGTGTTTCCACTTGAGTACGAGGCATACCATTAAAAGCAAGGGCTTCTTTGGTTCTAGCCATAGAAACAAGCTTAACTATATTTTTATAGCCGATCTTGTTTTTTGCTAGTAGCGTAATTCTACCAACAAATTCCTCGCCGTTATAGGTATCAAGTTCAACACCAATAATTGGCTTGACACCCGCGTCTTTGCATTCCTTAAAGAATGGGACTACACCTTTAATATTGTTATGATCGGTCATACAAATTGCTGGTATACCGTATTCTTTGCATTTGGAAACAAGAGAATCAATTGTGACAACGCTATCAAGAAGTGACCATGAAGTATGTACGTGAATAGGAATGTAGCTCATTGGTCGTCTTTAAATGTATTTCTTCTGTCAGAGGTCTTTAGCGCTTTTTCTTCAGCTTTGCTCTTACGAACCTCTCCTACCCTTAGTATAGTTTTGTCAATTCCGTTAGCAACTAGATAGTTAAATACATTATCGCATACGCTGCAACCATTTGCCGTTTTCGTTTTTCCGAAGTGGCAAGTGGTCTTACATTTCCATGCTTGAGAGCCGTTTACTTCTTTAATTCTAGTTGGCAAATGATTGCCCTTAATCGTGTTGAACTGCTCTTTAATTATGTTAAGCGTTTCTTTACGCTGATCATCATCAAAACAAACAGTAAACGGACCACCGTCATTCACAAAGTGAATTGTAAGAAGTCTTGTTTTGTATTGAGGATACAGCATGGAGACAGCAAGATCGTACATACGAAGCTGTATATCTTTGCTCGCAAAATAGTCGTATTCCTTAAGCTCTCCAGTTTCCCATGACTTTCTCGATCCCGTTTTCCAGTCTATAATTTCTAGTGTTTGGTCGTCAAGCTTGGTAATAAGATCTATTGTTCCACGAATCTCATAATTACCAGCAGTTGTCTTTTTGCTAAGAACATCGTAGTACTCAAAGGTAAAACCAGGGAGCGTTAGAGGAATTCTAAACTGCCGCTCAGTATGAAGCACCTTGAGATTTCTTGGATCGTATTTAGTTCCTAGAACTTTTTCTATTGACTTAAGACAAAACTTTTTGTCAGCACCGTCTGCTAATTCAATCTTGCCTGTATTTTCAGTCTTATATCTCTTCCAACAAATATCAAGAAGCTTCACATGATCAAGAAAAAGATCGTCTTTATGACCTAGTTTTGTGGCTCTAGCCATTATTTCAAGCACATGGTGAACTATTGTACCGAGCAATGCTTTTTTACCAGAGCCACTTGGTATTTCTAGAATTGAATCAAGGAAAAATTGAAACTGACAACCCTCGTATGTTTTAATGGATGATGCTCTTAGATATTGAATGTTCATCTGCCGCTCTTTTCAATGACAGGCTCTACTCTAACGATTGGTTGATTAAATATTCGCTCTGAGTTTTTTATAACCACAAGCTCATTTGCCGTTGTTTCTATAAAGTCCTGTGTTGATTTTATCTTCTTGGGAGAGTATCCTCCACCATTTTTTACAAACTTTTGCTTTGATAGCTTTAGGATTTCTTTATATACTTTTTGTATTTGCGGAGGCCAGCGTTCCTCTATTCCTTTGAATGGAATATAGACAACATATGGTATTTCATTTTCACGACAAGCGTATATAAAATCTAATTCAAACCCTATTGACGCACGCACTATGCATATTGAATCATCAGTATCAATAGCGCTGAGATGTGCAATCATTTGATTGCGAACAAATAATCTAACTGGATCATTAAGATCATATGCTCCGTTAAAGTTAACCGCCTCTGACTTGACACCAATTATCATATATAAAGCTCTAGTATTTTTTTAATGGCGTCATTTTTTTCTTCCATGTCCATATCATCATTTTGTATGGAATGAAATTTTTTGATATTACGGAAGTCGTAATTATCGAGAGCTGTTTCGCTTTCGTGTTGATTATTAAGTGGATTCCGTGTGAACTTTATCACTATTGGTTCGTAAAATGTGGCGTAATTTATTTCATTAGGAAATCGTGCATCTGAGATCAATGCAAAGTCAAGGTTTTCCTCTTTGACTTTCTTAATGGTGGCTTGAACCCAGCAGTCTTGATAAAATCTTCTAAAGATGTTTGTTCCAAAAACCTGCATGACATCTCGTGCAGTCATATGGTCAGTTAATTTAGACATTGGCTTATTTTGCATTATTATTGCAATATCACTGCTAGACATTGGTAAATCAGACCACTTGAATTGTGTTAAGGTGTTTTTATCTGAATTTTCACCCCAGCATTGGTTATATTCAAGCCCAAGTATATTAACGCATACTTGCTTAAGAGAATCAGCAAATGGATAGATTTTTGATGAATAGCCATGTTCTTTTAGAAAGCCCCTAACATATGAACAAGCTGTATCTTTTCCACTCTGCGCCTTGCCAGTCATTATAACAATTTGTGTTTTCATTTAGTGAGTACCTGTATTTGTGGAAGTACCTGAGACTCAAAATCCTCCCTCGAGAGCATGTCTGGATCTTTATTGTCGGTAAGTATTTTAGATATTGAAAATCTAGAATTAAACAAAGACTTTATTCTTGACGCGGCTTTTATTCCCGCTTCGTCAGAATCCATCATAAGACCTAACTTATTTGCTCCTACAGACTGTAATAGATCAGCCTGTCGATTAGATAATGAAGAACCCATTACGGCAACAACGTTTCTGACGCCGTACATATGCATTCTCCAACAGTCAAATGGACCCTCAACTATTACAGCAAATCTGGTTTTCTTAATTTCGCTTGCGGCATTATGGATGTTATATATCTCAATTGACTTATTGAATCCTTTGGGATAGTTACGCCACTTTCCATAAAGTTTTCTGTAAGTCTCATCTATGGTATACTTTTCAGGAAAATACCATCCAAGATTATTTTTTTCAAAGATTGATCTGCCCGTGATGCCAACAAGATTTCCATTAATATTTCTGATTGGAATCATTAATCTGTGGTGGTAGGTTTTGCCGTTAGTGGAAACACCAGCCTCAAAAAACTTGCATAATTCTGGAGAAAAACCTCTAGACTTTATGAAATCATGGTTTTGATCTAGCTTTGATAGCCTTGCGTCTGAGATTATTTTGTTATCAGCAAGTTCTTGTCTATTTCTAGCAACAATAGCATCTGCGAAATCATCTGACTCAATCACTGACTGTATCCAATCAATAGCATCAGAAAAGCTTATTTTCTTTAAACCTCGCACAAGACCAATTATGTCATTTCCATATTTATGGTGGCACCCATGCGTAAAGCAAGACCAGCAACATTTTCCAAAATGATAGCTAAATGCTGTCTGGTTATCACCACCGTGAACAGGGCATTCTTGTTGAACAGCAGTGCTTCCATTAAATTCAAAACCAAGAGCCTGCAAGATCTTGTAATCGTTCTCGCAGGCAATCTTTTTGAAGATTTTTAATTCTTCAGAATTCAATGTCGTCTTCGTCGTCATCTTGGTTTATGTTGTTACCTGATTCTAGTATTTCAAAATTAAATTTGCCCTCAACCATTTCGGATCTCTCAAGATTTGAAACAATATTGATGTATTCAGAGGATGCATCCATACCGCCACCATATCTAGTATCTATTACAATTAGCTTTCTATCGCCATTTGCCTTGCTGTCTCCAGCAGCAACATCTTCGTCTGTCTTTTTCTTTAGATAAGCAAGGCTAGAGCAAAGCCATAGGATTCTGTCGCTACCAGAAACAACGCTGCTATCTTCCTTGCTAATTCCATCACGATTGAGCTGAACCGTGGCAAGTACTGGAACGTCATTTTTTACCGCAAAATTGTGAAGCTTAGTGATAAAATCACCAAGATATTGATATTCCTGGAAATCTCCCACATCAGCAAGATCCATCGTTTTAAGATAGTCAAGCATAATCAGGCAGTCTTTTGTATTTCCACCTTCATCGCGCCCAACAACAGAAGATATCCAACGACGAGTTATCGACATTATTTCTTCTGGTTTTTTACCAGCAATACTAATGTGATAAAACGGCATGGTTTTGATTGCAGAAAGAGCTTGGTCAATAGAAAACTTAAGATTTTCTTTTTGGGAAAACTGTCCAGTTTCAATCGATTGTTGATCAACACCAGAATGTAAAGAAACCCACTTAACTGATTGAGTTTCTTTTTTCATCTCTGTATCTAGATACAAAACTGGAATGCCCTGCTTTGCCATGTTAGCCGCAACATTTAGGCAGAATGTGCTTTTACCAACTTTAGGTCTAGCACCAACTACATTTACTGTGCCACGACGATATCCACCGCCAATGGTTTGATCATAGCGTGGATAGCCTGTAGGAATGCCAGCAGATTTTACAGGATTATCTGCTAAATATTTAATGTGGCCTTCTGCAAACTGACCGATCTGCACAAGATCATTTTCACTAGTTACCTCTGGGATAAACTCAAAGACAGAAGATTCAACTGTTGATGCAACATCGACAATGCTTTCCGATCCACTTAAATCACCAATCGACTTAATTCCAGACTCAAGTTTCTTCTTCAAAGAACGACATAAACTCCAAAACTTTACCTGTCTTGCAAAGTGTTGGTAATCTCCTTTTTCAGATTCTATTGCTTGAATGGCAGCTATAGACTGTGAATCTTTTGCAGAAACCTGACCAGTCTTTGATATCTCAGATATCAGCAGTTGGGGGCTAATCTTTGCTGAATTTCCAGCCTCAGCTAGCATAGCAATTGCAAAGAAGCATTTGCCAAGAAGTGGATCGCCAAAGTCAGAGTCTGCTATCGTAATATCACTAGAGTAAATAATATCAGCGCCACTGTTCATGGCGCATGATATCAAACTTTCTTCACAAACGGATTGATTATATGACTTTACTTTGCTCTGCATTTATTGCACTTTATCTTGATGGAACTGTCAGATTGTAGCATCCCAGCAGGGTACTCTTTGTTAAAATCAAATGTGGTTGAGCAAACCTCGCACTTTCTCATATTGGCCTTATAAACATCTCGGTATTGCTTTTTACGGTTACTTAACTTTTTGACTTCTTCATTGTAATTTGGAAGTGCATCTTCAGGAAGCTCAAACTCCTTACTAGATATGAATCGTTGATCCCCAGAGTTCTCTGTATCTTCATCTTCTTTAATATCATCTTCTACATATTCGTAACTAGAGTCCTCAACTAGATCATTCAGTATAATTTTTCGAATTGCTTCTAGCTTTTCGCTATCTACTGAGTTTGCTGGTTGAGCAATAACTATTGGTGCTGTTTCACCAAATATAGTTGAGTAAAACTCTCGTACCGCCTCCATGTTATTTGTCATGATGGCCTTTTGAAGAAAACCTTTAAGATCTTTCATTTGTTCCTCTCTTTTCAAAACAAAGATTTTTTATTGAAGAAGCCATAAACTCAATCTTCTTGTCTATGTCTTCTATTGTTCGTAACTGAACCTCGCAAAGCGTTTTGATTGATTCGAGTTCCTTTGCAATCGAATCATTTCGCTTGATTATAAGTGACTTTTCCGCAATTCCATAACCGTTTGTATTCGGAAGCTCACGACCAACAATTGAATTAATATTGGCGTCGCACCAAGAAATATTAGCTCTGAGTCTATTTGCCTCAGTTTTGATATAAAGCCCATATTGTGAAAGTCTAATACAGTCAATGGCAAGATCTTCTCTATTTGCAGACTTTAAATAATCACGAGTCATCCCAAGCAGTCTATCCACTTCTGGTGGAACCATGACTGCCGCAAACTTAAATCTATCGCGGAATTCAGCCATCTTCTTTTGTATTTCAGATCGATCCATTAGATTTTGAGATTCCAAAATGCACCTCCGCTTCCTTTAAAGAGTGTAGCTTTACAAGATGAATGTTATTTAGTTCGCAAAACAATTCCTTAAGAGCATCTCTATGCTTCTGCCCTTCAAAGTCAGCAACTGTTTCATGAAAAAATGGATTCATTTCTGTATGCTGCTCACCTTGTATTTCAAAGGCAATTTTTCGTTGAGGCAAATAAAAGTCAAGTGAAAGCCGTGTATCTGGTATTGTTACATCCTCTAGAATTGGATCTAAAGGATACTTAGCTAATATCATTTGCCCAATAGCATACTGTATTTTTGATCGGCAAGCTGCCTGGCTTTTCATCGGCCAAGCACCCTTGCGAAGATCCCATGTTATTTTCTTAGCAGGACTATTTACTGAAATTACTTGCATGGCATTGCCATCGTTTCTACTTGTGAAAGCAATGATGTGTAAAGTTTTTCATCCTTCTTCAGCAGCTCTACGACAGCAAGCTGTCCCTGAATCTTTTCTTTTGCACCACCAACGCTATACCAAGCGCCCGTCTTTTGAATCAGGCCAAGCTCACAGCAAATATTAAAGAGATCCATGTGCTCATCCACACCACGGCCATAAATAATTGGAACAGTAACTTCTGCTCCTGGCGCACCAAGCGCTGAGGCAATTACGTTAAAATGTGCATTTTGACCGATTGTCTTGTTTGCTGAGTCATTGATATCCTGCTTCCAAGCCGCCTCTAGCCAAACAGATGCGCCGTATTGTGGAGCATTACCACCAACTGTTGCACTCTTTTTTCCTGGTCCTGGATTTGGATTGGCGATCATGTGAGTAAGGGCTATGAACGTACTATGGGTAACAGGAAGTATTTGGCTAACCCTGCGGAATATTTTGTACATAAGCGTTGCGGTTCCGGCCATCTTAACAGAGTCACCAATATTAGAAGATAGCTCGCCCTCTGGGCATAGCGCAGCAATCGAGTCAAGTATGCAAATTGAATGTTCATTGTCTTTAAGGGTTTGAAAAATTAGGTTAAGATAATCTTCAGCACTCAAGATTTTGCTTGAGTTTGATCTGACTATATTCAAATTTTCTTTATTGATATCTGGAAAGCATGAAATAAGCTCTGTACGAAGGCGCCCCTCTACATCAAAGAAGAAAACTTTTTTAGATGGATCTTTTCGGTGGCATTGCTGTACGTAATGAAGAGCAAGGGTTGTTTTACCGACCTTTGGCTTTCCACTCAGCAAAACGCTAGTGCCCTCTGGAATACCGCCAGAAAGCGCGATATCTAGAGATATTGTAGTTCTAAATACGCGACCCTCTTCTTCGCGTAGTAGTTCTGCTGGAATAAGAAAATCTTCAACTGCAAGTGGTTTTGTGGTCATATAAGTCCTTTACGTAGTTTAGGCAGTCTTCGCGTATCTTCAACGGCTATGTTAGAATCATCAAAGGTGTTTTTCTTCTTTTCTAGCTTGGCTTTTTCAAACTCAACTTGCTCATTAAAAAGATTGAACACCATTGCTTTTTGCTTGTCCGATGTTAGGAATCTAATTGTGATAATGCCTCTTGTTTTGATGTATTTAATTAACACCGAAGCACTGAAAACATAAAGTAGATTTTTCACATAGCTAAGCTCAAGGCGGAACTTCTCTGCAAGAGTTTTAAGTTCTGGAGTAGTCTGTGCATTCTTTCTCCAAAAAGGAGAAATTGGCTTTGACGCCAATATTCCTTTCTTGATCTTCCATTCTATGTCGTTTAGTATAATCAGCTCTGTTATATAGGCTGATGTTTTAATTTTCAATCCTGAGACGAAATTGCTATCGTGTTCTTGTTCTTGCATCTTATTAGTGAGAATCCGCAGTCTTCTGGTTTGCGTTCCTCAAACATCATAGCTTCGAGTAAATGATTATACCAGGTGATTTTAACAACATCACCTTCTAAATAGCCAGCCCCAATAAACTCTTGTGAACCGCCATCACCAAATGTTATAGAGGCTCGTTTGCCAAAAAAGTATCCGTCTTTATTTATTCCGACAGAAACTGATGTGATGTGTGTTTGCGGAAAATTTTTCTTTACCCAAAGAGCCATTGATGTGATTTCTTCGGCATCAGAATTAACAGCATCTGTTAACTTAAACCACTCAGCCCCATCTTCGTTGATTTTGTCAAACCATGTTTTTTCTGACTGAAGATTTACAGACCAAAAAATATTTAGATTTGGATCTATACTTTGATTCATATTATCGACCGTTCGTACTATCAAATTTTTCAGAGGCGGACTTAGTATGAACATAAGCACCTCTTTCTCCTGTAGCCGAACCTGTTTTAAAAACAGAAGACTTGGGTTCTGTAAGCTTTATTGCTTCTGTATCAACTAGATCCTGACCACTAGTTTGCTTAGCGATAAAATCTAAAACTTCATCCATTTGCTGTTTAGTAAGTCTTGCTTCCTCAGCATCATCAAATATTGTATTGATTGTTTTTTTGCACTGTGCAAGGATTGATTTGAGTGTTGTTTTTTTCATCGCTTTACCGCCAACTCGGCTCTCTTTAGTAGCAATGGATTTTTTGTTCGAAGATATTCAGAATAGGTATCAAATGCTTCTTTTGAGCATTCTGTCAGCTTAAATTCTGCTTCAGATCTACCTGGTAGTTTTTTATGAAAGTCATCAATTATTGGATTGAAAACTTTTCGCTGCGCACTGCTTTGCAGCACATAATATTTTGTTCCAGATTCTGAGACTTGCATTTTTGCACAAGCCCTAGCCTCATCTGCTGAATTGCCATATTCATTTATATACTCGCTTGAGTATTTTTTTTCACCACTAATTTCATCTATTGATTTTATGAATTTCATTTTTGTTTTACAAAAGCTGTTAGCTTTATATCTCCAGATATTTGATCTGTCATGAAGTCAACTATTTCAGTATTGAAACGCGAATCTTCAATTGGGGTGCAGGACAAGACGCCCTCTATCTCAAATGGGCCTGATCCAATATAACCACTCTCAAACCACTTAGCTTCAACAGTTTGCCTTGGCATCTTCTCACCAATTGATCGCGACCAAATATTAACCATTCTTTTTCCAGTATCATTACAGATAAAGGTGTAACACGAAAGCTCATCATCTATTTTTTTTACTTCAACACTCATGGCATTTTTCCTTCCATAATATAGGCAGTTTTTTGTGTTGGTGTCATTTGAGAAATTGTCTTTGCTTTATTTTTAGCTTCCCTCTTCTTTTTTCTATTTGACTCCCAATCAAGGGCACTCTTTGGAAGCTCTCCTCTTTTTACTGCATCTTCAGTATTTTTATTTGCTAAATCACCAATTGTTTTTGGCTGAGATGAGTCAACCGCGGCATTGATACTAGAAAAATCACGCGCCAAACATTCATTGCATCCACAAGATGGGCATTGAGTTGGTTTATTATCTGACATCTTAAGCCAGATTTCAAAGTGATGTTGGCAGCTTTGGCAATCGAATGGGTATATAGGCATTACTTGCCCTTAACGTATTTTTTAAACTTGGGAATAACTTTAAAATCCCAGTCTATTATAGCTTCGTAAATGTCCCCATTACGCGTAAGTTTTCCAGCTTTTACAAATTCTTCGCACAGCATTATGCTGTAAAGCTCCTCTACAAGAAGCGAATCTTTTGGCTTTAAAAAAGCAAGATTAATTGGAAAATCAACTTCTCCATTTAAGTACTTGTGTACAACTATTGTTTTTTTACAAATATCTTTTTTGTTTCTATCATCTAATTTTTTATCAAACACTTCGCAGGAAAGCTCCTCTGAGGACAATATTTGTGAGTATATTGAAAGGAGTGAGCCACGATTTTCATTTATATATTTCTCTGCGCTCATCAATCATAAATACACTAGACCCCAGTGTGCCCGAACCCACCAGTGCCGCGTTCTGTTATTGATAATTCTCGAGCCTCAACAAATTCAGGTTTAATCACTTTTGCAAAAACCATTTGCGCAATTCTATCACCAATATTTATCTCAAAGGTCTTTTCACCAAAGTTCGCAAGTATCACACCAACATCGCCACGATAATCTGAATCAATTGTTCCTGGTGCATTGAGAACAAAGATTCCATTTTTAATTGCCAAACCACTCCTAGAGCGTATTTGCCCCTCAATGTTTGGTGGCATCTCAAATGATAAATTTGTTTTTACAAGAGCAATTTTTCCAGGTTCGAGGGTCACAGCAACCGCTGAGCACAAATCAACACCAGCAGATCCAGCCGTGGCATATGAAGGAATTTTTGCATTTTCAGAAAACGTTTTTATTTTAATAATCATGTGATATCAACTAGTTCGCATTTATCGCCACTGCACGCAAATGTTTGTGTGCCGACAGTGGAATCAGTCTTTTCGTAAGAAGTTAATTTTGACCAATCAAAATCTATTGGCATAGAAACAAGCACTTTCTCGTATTCTTCCTTAGAGCAGTCCTGATATGGCGCCTGTCTATAAGAGTGATCTGAGTGTGGAAGAAAGGAAATTCCGCTGATCTCGTCAAAGTGGTTATAGACCCAAGCACCAACTTCCATCCATTCGTGCTCTTTGACTGTTACAGTAATAGATGGCTTATGTTCACACCAATTTCTTTGATACATTAGCCAAGCATCAAGATGCTGTATTGCAGTAAATGAATTTCTAGTTCTAGAGCCTTCTGCTTTCATGGGGAATGAGAAAACCATTGTTGTATCTGGCTTCATTACACATGCCTCGTAGGGAAAGCCATTGTCAATCATTAGCTTACACAATGGATCCTTCTTATCAGCCCGAACAGTTCTAATATAGTAGTTATTATGGCGTGGATGAATGCCCGAGGCGGCATCAACAAGTTGAGAAACAGTACCACTTGGTTTTACACAAGTGATTGCAGCTGCTGCATTTATGCCGATTTCCTTTGCAAATTTTTTATTTGTATCAACAGCAACTTGCTTTACTCTTTTTAGCATATCTTCTGTTTCAGGACATACAGTACCCATCATTTGATTGTCCATTATTCCTGTAAGTGAAACGCCGAGTAGAGCCTCCTCATCACAATTGTTCTTCCATTCTGATGAAAGATATGGGAAATATGTTAGTGAGGCCTGAAATGTTCCAAGGATGGTGGCCAATCTAGTCTTTCTAGAAAGGGATTCTTCTGTATCGTCATGACGAACAATAACTTCTGTTAGATTGCAGAACTCACGATCTCTTAGGATAATTTCAGAACATGGGTTGGTTCCGAACTCATAGGATGCGTCTCTTCGATCTCCTAGTTTTTCAACAGTCTTTTTGCATGCCTCACGATTGAAGATACCGCGTTCGCCACTTTTGCTCTTGTAAAGCGAAACCCATTCTTCCATAAAGATACCAATGTCTGGTCTTTCCTTATAGGCAACGGAGTTGTTTGCAAGACCGCGTTGTGGATTTTCATTCCACCAAGCTCCAGACTTTGCGTCTCGCATTCTTTCATCAGTAAGATTGCTGAGCGATATAAGTGCAGATCTTCGCACACCTCCAACCACGACAACTTCTGCAATCTTACAGACCACATCGTGGCACTCGATTGAAGTGAGTTTTCTTCCTGCAGCCTTCTTAAAAGTATCAATAGTGAATCTAAAGAGATCTTCCAGTGGCCCCGGACCAGATGCACGTCCACCAAATGTCTTGAGTCTTGCGCCAGAAGCACGAACTTTTGACACGTCCCATTTTGGAATTTGGCCTCCAATAAGTAGGGATACCAATTCTCTGTATGCCTTAGCCCAGCCAGCCTTGCTATCTTGAACGACAATAGTAGTCTCGCTGTTTGTAAACTCTTCAGCGATAGTTGGGAGCTTTTCGACGTATTGTCGCTCAACAGAAAATCCAACTCCTGTGCCGCACAGGAGAATGTATAAGATTTCGTCAAACGCCCTGACTCTGCTGACTGTAACATATGAACAATTATACCCCGCAACGTTATCTCGCTTCAGGGCCTCACCAGCAGTCATTAGCGCACGCATACTTGGCATAATTTCAAGATTAAGTACGGCGGTTTTAAGATCTGTAATCAAATCTTTATTGACATTATAAGATTGGTTTGTCTTTAGATGATTAACAAAAAAATCAAAGTATCTGTCAACAGTTTCAATCCACGTTTCACGACGACCAAGCTCATCGCGAAATCTTGAGTATCTTGATAAATGAATAAACTGTTGGTACTGTGTTGGTAGACTCATATTGTTTTTTATTGTAGGATTAGTAATTTCGCATACACATCGTTTTCAGATTCAGCTATTGTATTCTTGTTCGATTTTTTGCGCGTAAATGTCCGCACCATACTTCTTGTAAAGATTAAAATTCTTCATACCAATAGTTTGTCGATCTTGTGCCGAAGTGCTAGCCATCTTTTTTGTCAATTCTAACAAAGATTCAAAGTCGTCACATAGCCATTCGTCTGTCTCAAAAAGTTCTGTCATTGCAGAGTTTCTGTATGAGATTACTGGTTTTCCATGAGAAAATGCCTCTAGTATTGATAGACAAAAAGCCTCATTAGATGTCGGATAGTGATATACGTCACATGTGTTTATTATTTCTTTTTTTTGCTCGTCGTTTATATTTGTAAGAATCTTTGTGTTTTGTGATCCTGTGTAGTTAAGATAAGCTGATAAACCTTCGAAATACGTTTTATCTAGAATCTCACCAGCAATTACAAATTTATTTTCAGGCATTCTAGCCGCGCAGTAAATTGTATCATGTATCATCTTTGATGGGCAAAAACTAGAAATTCTGCCAAAACTAGGTATCTCTTGTTGTTTAGCAATTGTTTCTGTTGAAGAGATTCCGTATCTAACAATATCACCATTGTTCACTAGTGGACTCATGGCCTGTTGATATTTTGATATGAAGAAAATCTTTTTAAATTTAGTATGATCAAAAGTAACAGGTTGTCCACAAAGAACGGTTGCAAAAAGTTTGCATTTTGGCAATGCGTCAATAAAAAGTAATGATTGAGCACCTGGTATAAAAATATGAATAATGTCGGGGTTAAAAGAGTGTAATAGGTCAATAAGAGGTTGACCGTATTCAAAGTTATTGTTGGCAAATAGATGTGTCTGACCAAGCTTAGAGAACTTTTTCCTAAAAGGCCCGTCAATGCATCCAGCAAACATCATTTCGTGGTTCTTTGAGAATGTCTGAGCTAGATTAAAAGACGCTAAAGACGAACCTCCAGCGTTAAAGAAGTTGTTTATAAAAGCTATTCGCATGTTAGAGTATAGGTGTATAAATAAAAGTACAGCTATGGATACCAAAGAACCCGACTATATTTTTACAACTCGTGAAGCTGCCGAAAACATGGCAAAGAAACTTGACTGTGGCGGCACGCAGGAGTTTTATAATATAGACGGCAAACAAAGCGGCTTAAAAGCAAACACAACCTATTATCTGCCGTGCTCTTCACGTGAGGCACTTCACAATAATTTGGCAAAGTATAAAAAGAAAATGTCAAAAGCTGAAGCTGTTGACACAGATGAAATTGATTTTCTAGAGTGCGAAGGGCCAGTTTCATTTGATGCTTTCCTAAAATCTTATTTTACACAGGGCGGTGACTACGTTAGTGACTCTGTTAAAAATGCTCTTAAGAAAAAGGCTGAAGATTATAATAAAAAAGGAAAACACAAGATACGAACGTCAACACTTGTGACGGTTTTTAGAAGAGGTATTGGTGCTTACAAAACAAATCCTCAGAGCGTAAGACCAAATGTACGAAGTGCAGATCAATGGGGATACGGAAGAGTAAATGGTTTCTTGCACGCTTTAAGAACAGGATCATTCAAAAGAAAACCATTTGATACAGATTTGTTACCAGCATCACATAGCCTATCATCTAAAGGAAAAAAATGAAATTAGAAGACCAAATTCGCAAATTAATTGCGTTTAAAAAACCAGAGCCAACTGCGTTATATGAGCCAACGCCAATGGTAGATGAGCCTATTGTTGATTCTATTAAACCAAAAGGTGGTAGTGGATTACGCGGGGCAGAAACATGCAGCTACTGGGATGGTGGGTCATGGGCATGGCCAATGGTGGCTAATCCCATGTGCAAAATATGTGACACAAATCCACAGCCATTTTGTGATTGCTTGAGGGCTTATAACAATCCATGCTATAGAGAGTATATACCATGGCGGCACCATCCTGATCCACAACCACCTACACTGCCTCCAGCTTTTCCAAATATGCCAGAGGGCTGTCCTAGTATTGAACAGATGGACGGTCCTGGATACACCGAGGAGGAATGGGTTGGTAATCCAGAAACACTTAGTGGCGAAAGATATATATGGAATAGCTGGGCTTGGTTAACAAGAACCGCCGATGGTAAACTAGGCGAATATGATTTTCACGGGCTATACAATTGGCCTGGAGATCCAGAAACAGATGGTGGTAGCAATCCAAATTTTCATCCACTTGATCCAGACAGCTTATGGGGCACAATTGATGGACGGCGCTGGTACATGCGTGATATATGGGCTTATTGGTTTGGGCCTAACGGAGGTGCTACTTTTTATCCAACACTTCGAGAGAGGAGAATGAAGGAAATGGGATGCTTTGGTATTCCTCTTTTGCGCACCAATGGTGCGTGTTGCGCGCCCGCTGGAGAGTTTGGTGGCTTTACGTGCAGCTCAACCACTAGTAATCAATGTAATGGGACTTTTTATCCTGGAAGGAACTGCGCGGATATTGGAGGCGATAATTGCGGCTTAGCGCCAAATCCGCTTCAGCAAAGTGACCAAACAAAAAAGACAAAAGAAGCAATGGATATGGTAATGTCTTTGCTTAAGAGGAAGTAAAATGAAAAGATCATTAGAGTCAATATTAAATAAACTTATAGCCAAAGTTGAACTAGCACCCTTATACGACCCTGTTCCATTAGAGCCAGAGGTAGGCCCTGGTGAAGTAGCACAAAAAGGCGGCGGGAGACCTGGAGAACGTGGTTGCGGATATTCCGTAGTTGGAATGGGTGACCCTAATTATCTATGGGGTGGTCGTGAGCCAGGATCTTATAACTCAACTGTAAATCATAATGGTACATATTTAGAGTGCCCGCTTTGCAAGGGAAGTTCACCACCAGCATTTTGTGCTTGCCTAGCTGCTTATAGCAATCCGTGCTATAACTGGCACTGGAGTGCTGGTCGTCCTCCTACTGCAGCTCACCCAGACTCAACATGGGATCCTCCAGCGTATTCTTCTTATCCGCCTGGATGCCCAAGTCAAGAAGAATTAGAAGGGCCTGGATACACCGAAGAAGAATGGATTGGTAATCCAGAAACTCTTACTGGCCAGCGATACAGATGGTTTGCTTGGGATTATTTAACAAGAATAAGACACCCAGATGGTGGCTGGTCTCCTGGTCAACTTTCTCCATTGGCAGATAGTATATGGGGATACGGCGAGGCAAACCCATTTGATCCAGAAGCATACGCTTCTAGAATTCCAAGAATAACTATGCGTCAACTGTGGGAAGAGTTTTTCTCAGGAGGTTATGGAGGATATCGCCCAACATTACGGCAGAGAAAAATGTTGGAGAGCGGATGCAACGGAAATCCAGGCGAGCAGACAGGCGCTTGCTGCAGTCCAGATGGTGAATTTGGCGGTTTTAGATGTTCTCAAACTTACGGCCATGAATGTCAGGGAACCTTTCATTCTGGAAAAACATGCGCAGATATCGGTGGCGATAATTGCGGTTCTGCAATGAATCCCATCCAACAAAACGATCAAGTGAAAAGACCAAAAGAAATAATGGATATGGTTATGTCCTCACTTAAAAGGTCATAAAAATTAAGTTGGTATCGCAATAGGTGTATTTTATACAGGTAAATAAAATGTCAGATTCAATTGAGAATAAACTCCGTAATATTTCAAAGTCAGTTAAAGCACCGCCAATCCCAACTCTTTTAGAGCGTGTCAAGGACATGAAGGATGATGATATTGGACCAGATGGGGCGTGGTATCCATGTGGGATTAGACTGAGTAATAATACGCAAGCAATCATATATGAGTGGATTGTACGTGGAATATATAATAAATCACCTGGTATGCCTGTAATGGGTGGAAATGAAGGACCAGGGCAAGTAACAACTCGTGATCCAGTAGATCCACTGTGGGAAAGAAACAATCCAGGATGGAATCCAGAAGATCCAAATACTTGGGGTGATGTTTTTGGCCCTAGAGGAACGGCAGAAAGATTTGTTAGACATATTCACTGTTATGATACTGGAAACAACCCTTGGAGTACAAACTGCCCTGGTCTAAGTGACGCTGATATAAATCGGATGGTTGAAGAAATAAAGCAGTTGCTTATCGCTAGATGTGGATTCCTCGTTCAAGAAGGCGGTGCATGCTGCAGTCCCGATGGTGAATTTGGTGGCTTTAGATGCACTGAAGGAGGCACACCAGCAGAATGTGTTGGAGGAATTTTCCACACTGGTAAAACATGTGCTGAACTTGGTGGAGATAACTGCGCACTAGCTAGATTTGTTAAAATGCCTGAAGATACCATAAAAACCCAAAAGCAAGTAATGGACATGGTTATGTCAATGATTAAAGTGAAATAAGATGAACTACATATCAAAACTTAATATTGCTGCCGCAGAGTACTTTGCAGTTGCTGGTATGGCAAGACACGTTTGTGTATATTGCTCAGCTTCAGGTTCAGCCTCAGGTTTTTATAAACCCGACCGTGTTGTTGTTAGTGCAACAGGTGATAGATGTAGAGGAAACTACACGTTATCGTATGATCTACTAGCAACACCTTCTGGAACCTGTGAATACGCTTTTTGCCAGAACGTATCTGGTGTTGTAATCGGGCGTATTGGAGCTTATTCTTGCTCATCACAGCCACCTGTTTTTGGTACACCAATTCCACCGAGAGTTACGCTACAAGTTTCACCTACTGGAAGGATGATGTAGAGGCTACTTTATAAAACTTTCTATGGGCTTGAGTGCACACTGCTCAAGCCCATATGTTTTTCCATAACCAAGATCAATCAAGTTTTTGTCTTGTATAAGATCTGCAGAAGAACAGCATCCAACTATATTATAGTCTGGTCGCTCACCAACAATTAAAACGTAAACATCTGAAGGTGTTTCGTTTTTTGAATGCCTAGCCAGTAGCTTGCCAGTTTTGTATTTTGTCGTTTTAACGTCTATTGTTTTACCAAAGGCAAATACATCATGTGAGCCTTTTCTCGGACTTATGGACATGTCTGGATATAAATTAAGAGCTTTGCAAAAAGCAAACTCACCACAAATTCCTTCAAGATCGGTTTCTTCACAGGACTGTGGTCCGATTTTTCCATCTATAACACCGCCACTCCTATTTGAAGAGTGGCGCTGTTTTGCAAGCCATTGACATATTTTTATTTCAGAATCTGTTAGTGTTATTTTTTTTGATAAGAGCGACATTATTTTTGTTGCAATTTTTTAAAATTTGAAATGGTGTTTTCATTTTATTTCCAATAACTATAAATACCTTTTTCTATTTCGTATTTTATTTTTACAACTGGTCTGTTAGGCTCTGCTATCGCCCAGTTAAACATAGAGCATACAAGATTCTCAACATTTGTAGAGTCTTCAAAGCCAAGTTTTATCTTTGCCTTTGAGTGATCGCAGTAAGCGTGCTTTGCTTCATGTCTCGGTTCCGAGTGCTCTATTTTTGTTTTAATACCGTGAAGTTTTGCACAACTACAAACTATATCAGCAATGTAGTTTAGGCTAAAATACTTATCTGCACCTATATTAAAAGTTTCTTTATCAAAATTATCCGAGACAGCATCAAACGCTGACATGTAGTATTGTATGTCAGAAAATGCCCTTGTCTGATTCCCGTCTCCATAAATTGTAATTGGCTGATTGTTTATGGCTTTTCTTATAAAGATACCAACCACATTTCTATATCTGTCCCATATATTCTGGTATTTTCCAATAATGTTATGCGGTCTAATTATTGTATGCCTTAAACCAAACTGATCACCAGCTAACTTTAAGTCCATTTCTACAGCGTTTTTTGCTATACCATATGGATCAATTGGCTTGGCAATCATGTTTTCTGAAAAAGGAGGGGTTTGATCTCCATAAACAGCCATGCTAGAAGTAAAAACTATTTTACAATCATGCTTGATACATTCGTTTATAACGTTCATTGAGCAAAGAACGTTATTCTTGTAATTAAAGTTTCTTATGAATGGCGAAAGACCTTCTGCTGCGTAGGCAGCGAAGTGATAAACTATATCTGGTTTCTCTTTTATAAAGATATCAGATAATGCTGCTTCGTCAATAAGATCAATTTCGTAGAAGACAAAGTTTTCATGCGTAGGTAAAAAATCTTTGTATCCTCCAGATAGGTTATCTATACCAATAACCTTATGGTCGTTATTGAGACAGTGTCTTGAATAATTGGCTCCTATTAAGCCAGCACAACCAGTTACTAAGATTTTCATATTTTATAAAGAGTAGTAGTTTGGGGTTTCTATTCTTTGATTAACTTTTGCCGCAAAATTATCATAGAAGTAGTCGCAAAACAAGCCGTTTAACAAGAGGCTCCTCTTACTAGATTCGCAGTTTTCATCTAGTTTAAATGGGAGATTGTTTTCCTCAATAACTCTTTTTATATCCCACTTTTGGTAAAAGAAGTTCATGCCAAGATCCCATCTGCTCTTGTGTATTTGGTAACCATTTTGCCCAAGAGACCTTAAATGATTGACGGGTTCTAGATTAACATGATATGGCTTAATGTTTTTTTTACACATTCTGATTCTGTAATCAGAGTCTTCCCAACACCATAAATAGTTTTCATCAAACCAGCCAACTTCTTTAATCAAATCTTTAGTCACAGAAAATGCACTCATTGCCTCGCAATATTTAACAATAAAAGGGTTTACGTTATGATAATAATCAATTTTTTCAAAAAACTCAGTGTCATTTATTATTGTGTCTTCGTTAAAAATTAACGAGTATTTTTCATTCTTTGACATCAAAATACTTTGATTCCAAAGGCGCGCCAATGGTTGAATTTTGTTGTAAACAAAAACATCAGCACCAAAAGAAATGGAGTAGTTTAAAGCTTCGCGTAAATCTTCTTTGTACTCATTAAAAAAAACCATTATGGTAGATGGTCTAGATTTACAGCCGCTTATTGAATTAAGCAAATTAATTAAATAGCCACCATTTTTAGGAGAGCAAACAATACCCAAGGAACAATCTGTTTTTATTTCTTGCATTTTATTTTATTGATTCTAATTTAAAAATTACTAAATTAGGCCTTGCCACCAGTACCTGTGGATTTCGATCACGAACAGCCTTAATAAAATCTTGTATGGCAGCACTAACTCCCGAAAAGTTTGCATCATCAATAGCCACATATACATCATGTTTTATTAAACTAGCATTCATTAGATCAGCAACAGCGGTATCATAGCTGTGACCACCGTCTACAAAAATAAATGTTGAACCAGGCTCAAATGAATTTATTGCTTCAACAACAATGGGCAGCGAGTCAATTGAATTACCAATCACAATACCACAATCAAATTCATTTCCAAAATTTTTCTGTATAAGCTCTAGGGCTTGATCTGATGTAAAAGGTGCTTCTTCTGGTGGGAGTTCTTCAACTAGAGCCTTTTCAAAAATATCAATTAAATAAGCCCTGCTAGGAAGATGGGCTTTAAATAAACCAACAGAAGTTTGGCACTTATATGTGCCCACTTCAATAAAGTATTGGGGTTTTATTTTTTCATAAGCCCATAGCAATAGATCATATTTTACACCAAGTGTTTTTCTAGGAGAGTCATCATTTAAAGTATCTTGATCATATTTGGTGTTTATTAAAAATACATCTTTAAATTTATTGTTTTCTATTATTTGCTTTGTGATGAAGCCAATTTCATAAAGTCTATTGATTATATTTTCAGGCGAAGAAGATATAGAATTTTTTTCTAAAACTGGTAATTTAATTAAAAGCCACTTTGTTCTTAAAAGAGTGTTAGCTGCCCCATTAATAATTGATATCTCAGAGAAATGAGCATCAATGTTTATAAAATCAAAAGTCTGAAATTCACTTCTCTCATCTAGTTTAAATGTTGGCTCTTTTATGGAAAGAACTACTGCATTTGGGTTTATAGATTTATAATCAATAAAAGTTTGATCAAAGTTTTCACCAATATCAACAATTAAAGAAGCCTCTTGTACAATGTTTTTTATTAGTCCATAATTCAATTTATAATTCCTTGATTGATTTTATTTTCAATTTAAATAAGCTGTTTTTTTGATAATATGCTTTTCATATTTTCATAAGACATAATGCCGTGATCTGGATTTGAAATATCAGCATAACCAAAACTACACGCGCCAACATTTTCATTAACTAGAAGTCTACACCCACACATAGCAGCCTCAACTACTGTTCTTGCAGAAGCCTCTTTCCAATTTGGTGTGTGTAGAAAAAAAATTGATTTATTCATAACTTCAGCAATCTCTTCTGGTTTGCCAGTTCCTAAATAGTTGTTTGGATTTATTAAGCCTAAATTACCACGACCAATAAACTTTATGTTATCACCAAACATATATTGTGCCTCAACAACACCTTTTGCTTCTGTTATTGCCCCAACGTAAAGCACATTGATTGGTCTTTCATATCCTTTGTTTTTAAAAATATTAGCGTTTATTTTTTGAAAATAACAAAACGAATTTGGTATTTGGCCACCAATAAAACGACACCATTCATTGTAATGAAGAGGGCTTAAAAATATATTTACAAAACTATTTGTCATTAGCCCAGCCATAAAAGTTTTTATAGCATTTGGTTGATATCTAACATCCGAAGAAATGGCCCAGCCACCGTATTCTTCTGGAGTAGCTCCAGTGTATGCGCATTCAAAAACAACAGTTGGCTTTCTAGTGTTTAAAAATTGTCTTTGCTCGCCAGGACTAAACCATTTAGATGCGCCTGGATCATTGAACAGATCAAAAAATATACAAAGATCCGCCATGTCTGGCGACTCAAAAGGATCATTTGGAGTTATGACGTTTACAAAATATCCAATTTCTTTAAGAGCGTTTATAAGATCTCTGCCTGTGGTATGACCACCGCTTAAATAATAATCATCTTTCAGTGGGCTTATAATAGTATATATGTTTGCTATCACGAGTATAGTATAGCAAAAACCAGCATTTCTGCTGGTTCTTGTTTTGAGTGTTTAGTTTTATTTACTTATCGCCAATAAAGTTATCTCTCACTGCAGAGATGTAATCTGCAGCAAGTGTTATTTTACCAAGCATCCAAGCTTCTATTTCTTTACCCTGCTCTACATGCTTAGCGATTTCGCCAGCGTTTACAATAAGTGCGTTTATATCACTCATAAACATTTCTTTGGTTTCTTCATCTACCTCAGAAGTGTCCATTTCTTCCATTTCTGGCATCTCTTCTTCGCTCATCTCCATAGGCATTTGCATAGCCTCTGGAGACATAGCGGGGGGCGCATCACCCATTTGAGTCTGCTGCATCATCATTGGCATTTGTGTCATGCCCATTTCGTCTTGACCAACGGCGTGTTGAAGTTTTGAAATCAGATCTTTAATATTTGACATTTTTATCCTTATTCTATGTAGCTGCTAGGTCTCGTGCCAGCAATAACTCTACGTGCTTTTATGCTTATAACTAGACCTACGAGATTTGTTGCTGCTCCGCTGAATACTATACCTACAGCTTGATTTTCTTTTATTCCCCGAGCGGATTCAGAAACAAGTGTTGCAGAGTTATTAGTATTAGCAGTGGTAGATGTATCAATTGCTGAGCTTATTGCTGTACCGGCGTCGAGCGCCGTTCCGCTATCGGTCTTATAAAGCGTTGCGGTT